AAGCGAAGAAAGGTATAAAATACCTAAATAAGAATGGTAAAAGAAAGATGGCAGTTCCAAATACGGAAAAATGGAATGTTCTGGTAGAACAAGGATATAAAGAAGGTTATTAATGTTTACATATTTTAAAAACGATTCAATAAGAAATTTAGTAATAGCATTTGGTTCTTTATTTAATAACATTTATGTCCGAAGATTTGAATCTAATGGTGATATCAAAGAACAAATGAGAATACCTCTTTCATATGGTAATAAAGAAAAATATCTTCGTAGATTAGACGAAGGTGGTTCAATTACAAATGAAGATGGTGCTATAGTTCAAATGACTTTACCTCGCATGAGTTTTGAAATAGAATCTATTGAATATGATACCACTAGAAAACGAAACACAATGCAACGACTTTCCAATTATAATGAAATTACAGATGATGATGATAAAACCGAGTCTGCATATGCAGAAGTACCATACAACATAAATTTCAATCTTTATATTATGACTAAATTTATGGACGATGGGTTACAAATAATTGAACAAATAATTCCATATTTTACACCAGAATTTACAGTAACAATTAATCCAGGCACACTTAACACCAAAATGGACATTCCTTTAATATTAAATAGTGTGGACAATGAAGAAGAATGGGAAGGTGATTTCGATTCTCGTAGAAGTTTAACTTGGACTTTAAATTTTAGTGCTAAATCATATGTTTATGGTAGAAAATCCGAATCAAGAAGAATCAAAAGAATTATGGCAACATTGTTTGATGGTGGTGTAACCGTAGGTACTACTGGTGCCGCAGTTTCTATGGTTGATGTGGGACTTACTGGTCCTGGTGGTACAGCAAGTGGGCCAAGTGTAGCATCTCCAAATGTAACATTTAGATTGTGGGGTGGAGATTCGGGTGACATAGATATTTATGGAGATATAATCGGTGAGTAAGAAAAAAGTTGATGAACAAATAGAAGATGCATTAGATTTAGAAAAAACAGAAGATGAAGTATTACACGATAGGATGTCTGCTGGCGGAAGTCCTATTATGATTCCCACCACAGAAGAAGACAAACTCAAACGTGACTACAATCTTGTAAGAAAGAATCTAAAAGAAATAATTGATACAGGGAATACTGCTATTGATGGTATTCTTACTGTTGCATCTGAAACAGAATCACCAAGAGCATATGAAGTGGCTGCTCAAATGATTAAGAATGTTGCTGATGTGAATAAAGACCTTCTTGAAATGCACAACAAAATGAAACAAATTAGAAAAGAAGATGGTACACAGAAAGCACAGAATATCACCAATAATTCTCTTTTTGTGGGTTCTACTCAAGAACTTCAAAAATTATTGAAACAACAAAAAGAACAATTAATTGAAAGTGAAATTGAAGAAAAGGAAGCCCTTGATATTATTGATGTAGAGTACGAAAATAATGACACAGAATGAACATTATCTTGGAAACCCAAATCTAAAAGCCAAAGGTGTAAATGTAGATTTTACAAAAGAACAGGTTGCAGAATACCTGCGATGTCAACAAGACCCAATTTACTTTATCAAAAAATATGTAAAAATCATTCATCTTGATAGAGGATTAATTGATTTTGAACTATATGATTTTCAAGAACATATTGTAAATACCATTCACGATAATCGTTTCGTAATTTGTAAACTTCCTCGTCAATCTGGTAAATCTACAACCACAATCGCTTACTTGCTACATTATGTATTATTTAACCCAGAAGTAAGTGTTGCTATTCTTGCAAATAAGCAAGCAACAGCAAGAGAACTTTTACATAGACTTCAATTAGCATATGAACATTTACCAAAATGGTTACAACAAGGTGTTGAACAATGGAACAAAGGTTCTATTGAATTAGAAAATGGTTCAAGAATATTGGCATCTGCAACATCATCCAGTGCTATTCGTGGTAGTTCATTCAATCTTATCTTCCTTGATGAATTTGCATTCGTCCCACACGAAGTAGCAGATGAATTCTTCAGTTCTGTGTATCCAACAATCACATCAGGTAAAACAACAAAAGTTTTGATGGTTTCAACTCCTCACGGAATGAATCTATTTTATAAATTTTGGACCGATGCAGAAAATGGTAGAAGTTCTTATGTTCCTATCGAAGTTCACTGGAGTCAGGTGCCTGGTCGTGATGAGAAATGGAAAAAAGAAACGATTGCAAACACCTCTGAAACACAATTCCGAACGGAATTCGAGTGTTTAGATGGCGATACGATGATTACTGTAAGGGACAAAGACACACAAGAAGAATTTGAAATACCAATGAAAGAGGCATTTGATTTCCTTCGTTGAATGTGAATTCATAGGATTTATACATATAGTATGATATACCTATACTCACTAAAACAAGACGACACAATAATGTACATTGGATTGACAAACAATCCTGATGTTAGGGAAACCACACACAAACGAAAGAAACCGCCACATACATTTACAGTATTAGAAAATATAATAGAAAATGTTGCAGAAGCAACCGAACGAGAAAGAGAATTGATTGAAGAATATGAAACTTATCTTTATGGGTGGAACAACTCGCCTGGTGGTGAATACGAGCAAAACTCTGGCTATAACAGGAAAGGCATTGGTGGAGTGAAGAAAGGACAAACACCTTGGAACAAAGGAAAGTCTGGTTGCTTCTCGGAAGAGACAATTCAGAAAATGAGAGACACCAGAAAGGGTGTGCGACATAGTTCCAAACTCACAGAATCCAAAGTTAAACTCATAAGAAAAGAGTTTCAAGAACACCCCACAATCAGTGGAGTAGGAGAAGTACAGGGAAACGGTATCAAACTCACACAAGAAAGAGCATTTGCAAACAAGTATCATTCTAAGTACGGAATAACTAACATAAACCTCTACAATATAATCACAGGTAAATCGTGGAAGAACATATAAAAAATACACAATATGAAATATTGACCCCTTCTGGTTGGAAGGATTTCTCTGGTATGAGAAAACTTTCAAAATCAGAATATGCTACAATATCTACCGAAACCACAGAACTCAAATGTTCGTTAAATCATAAAGTAAAAACTACAGATGGTTGGAAGAAAAGTAAAGAGTTGTTATGTGGTGACCGTATTGTTGGTGTAGAGAAATCCTCAACAATTTCGTCTGTTGGTATTGTTGAAGATGAAATTGATTTGTTTGATATTCTTGAAGTTGAAAATCACGAATACTATTCAAATGGTTTAGTTTCTCATAATTGCGACTTCGTAGGTAGTGTAAACACTCTCATAGAAGCAAAGAAACTCAAGGAATTGACATATAAAGAATATGTGTTTAGGAATGATGAGGGATTTGATGTTCTAGTTGAACCAGAAGAAGACCACACATATGTAATGTGTGTTGATGTTTCAAGAGGACAGGGATTAGATTATCACGCATTTACTATTGTTGACATTACAGAAATGCCGTATAGGGTTGTTGCTAAATTCCGAAATAATCAAATGTCTCCGCTTGTGTATCCGAATGCAATTTATTCGGCTGCGATGCAATACAACAAAGCACACATCCTTGTAGAACTAAATGATATTGGTGGTCAAGTTGCAGACATTCTCCACCACGAAATGGAATACGACCATTTATTGGTAACTACAGTTCGTGGAAGAAAAGGTCAAACCCTTGATGGTGGTTTTGGTTCTGGTCAAAGTCAATATGGTATTCGTACCACAGAAGCAGTAAAACGAGTAGGATGTTCTCTTCTCAAAAGTATGATTGAAGAAAACAAGTTAATTGTTGAGGATTTCGACATAATCAAAGAGTTTGTTTCATTTATTTCCAAGAAAAAAACATATCAAGCAGAAACTGGTCATCATGATGACCTTGTGATGACTTTAGTATTGTTTGGGTGGTTGACCACTCAAACATATTTCAAGGAACTGACAAACCTAGATATTCGTAAAGACCTATATGAAGACAAAATGAAACAAATTGAAGATGATATGACTCCTTTTGGATTTATTGAAGATGGTATAAATAGTCAAGAAAATACATATATTGATGGCGATGGTGATGTTTGGGGAATTGGTGGTAAAGATAGTGATTGGATAATGTAAACTTACAATTCTTATACATAATATAACACAGTTACAGGCAAATATGCTAACAAATAATTAAAAAACTAAAGGAGAATTCATATGCCATTTCAAATTAGTCCAGGCGTGAATGTAACCGAAAAAGACCTAACAAATATTGTTCCTACGGTTGCTTCTAATGTTGGAGGTATCGCAGGATATTTTCAATGGGGACCCTGTGAAGAAAGAGTATTAATTGACAGTGAAGATAATCTTGTCACTGTTTTCGGAAAACCAGATGACAACACAGCAGATTATTTTTGGTCTGCCGCAAACTTCTTAGGATATGCAAATGCACTTCAAGTAGTTCGTAAAGCAGACTCAACTGCGGCCAATGCTGTTGCAAAAGCAAATGGTTCAAGAGGTGATACAAATTGGACAATGGGTAGCACCTCTGGATTTCTTATTAAAAATGAAGATGATTACTTCAGTCAAGTATCGGGTGGTACTTCACCTGGCGTACTTTCAACAGGATTATCTGGTGATGGAGAAGTGGCATATTTTACCTCTAAATACCCAGGTATATTAGGTTCTTCATTAAAAGTATCGATGTCAGATAAACATGAAGTAGTGGTTGCAAGTGGTATTTCGAGTGCAATTGAAGGTGATACATTTGTGGATGTTACAGATAAGAATATTCGTGGTGAAGTTGCAGTCGGTGATATACTAAAAATAACTTCAGGTTCATATACCGTAAGTGGGTTTAGTGGTGGTGCAACCGCAGTCGGTGATACATCTACCTCACTATCGAATCATAAAACCGAAGCAACAGAATATACACATATTAACCTAGAAACTGCAATTTTATCTGGTGATGTGGGTACTGGACTAACGGGCACAGTAACTTGGGCATATGCAGGAAATTTCGATTCTGAACCAAACACATCCACAGATGCAACTAAATTTGGTGCAATTAATGACGAAATACATATTGCAGTTATTGATGAAGATGGTAAATTTAGTGGTGCAAAAGGAACAGTTCTTGAAACATTCAGTGCTTCCAAAGCACAAGATGCTAGAAAGTTTGATGGAACTGGAAATTATTACGCAAACGTAATCAATACAAAATCTAATTATCTTTGGTGGGGTGACCATCCAGACAGTATTTCCAATGCAGACGGTACAAGTGGTGGTAATTCTGCCGATAGTAACGATTGGGGAACTTCATTTGCGAGTATCGATGCAGAGGGTGTATCAGGAGCAACATTTGATAGTTTGGTTAGAAACTACTACGCCTCATTTGTGGGTGGTGGTGATGGTTCGTCCTTCAACAATTCTTCACTATACACTAACGGTTATGAACTATTTGAAGATGCTGAAACCGTAGATGTTTCACTTCTTATTGGTGGACCAGCAGAAGAAACTTTAAGTGGTAAACTTATTGACTTGGTTGATGCTCGAAAAGACTGTTTAGCATTCCTTTCGCCACCAAGAGAAGACGTTGTTGGACAAACTTCCGTAGGAACTGCAAGTCAATCCGCAGTAGATTACTACAATACCGACCTTGACAAGTCATCTTCATATGGAGTATTCGATAGTGGATGGAAGTATCAGTACGACAGATATAATGATGTTTATCGTTGGGCGCCATTAAATGCAGACATTGCAGGACTTTGTGCTAGAACAGAACAACAACAAGATGCTTGGTGGAGTCCCGCAGGTTTCAGTCGTGGACAAATCCGCAACATTGTTAAACTTTCATATAACCCACGAAAAGCACACAGAGATATATTGTATAAAAACAACCTCAACCCTGTAGTTTCGTTCCCTGGTGAAGGAACTGTTCTTTTTGGAGATAAGACAATGCAAAGGAAACCGAGTGCATTCGATAGAATTAATGTACGAAGACTTTTCATTGTTCTTGAAAAAGCAATTTCTACTGCCGCAAAGTTCCAACTCTTTGAGTTTAACGATGAATTTACTCGTTCAAACTTTGTTAATATGGTTTCACCGTTTTTACGAGATATACAAGGTAGACGGGGTATTTACGACTATAGAGTTATATGCGATAGTACCAATAACACACAAGAAGTAGTTGATAGAAACGAATTTGTTGCAGACATCTATATTAAACCTGCCCGTTCAATCAATTATATTCAACTAAATTTTGTTGCAGTCAGAAGTGGTGTGGATTTTGAAGAAATCGCTGGAGTATAAAATTATTATTTGTATGATTATTCAAAAAAATATACTAAATAATATAAAAGGAGAGAAAATATATGGACCTTAACCAATTTAAATCAACCGCCTTATCGAAAGGTGGAGCAAGAGCAAACTTATTTGAAGTAGAAGGGAGCATAGGTGGTGATAGTGACTCAACTGGTTCTGCCGGATTGTTAAAGTTCTTATGTAAATCTGCATCTATTCCAGCATCTACTGTAGGAGAAATTGTTATTCCTTGGCGTGGTAGACAATTTAAAATTCCTGGCGATAGAGTATACTCAGATTGGGATATTACAATTGTAAGTGATGCCGCATTCGAGTTAAGACATTCTTTTGAAACATGGAACAACAGATTGCAAGATTCCCGAACCAATGTATCCGAAGTAAAAAATATTAGTGGTAATCTTTTTCAAGATTGGAATATTTATTGGTTAGGTAGAGATGGTCAACGAAGTAATGGTAGACATTATAAATTAATCTCTGCTTGGCCTAAAGAAGTAGGTTCAATCGAAGTAGCAATGGATAGTAATGATACTCTTGCAGAATTTACAGTAACAATGGCATTCCAATGGATTGAATCACCTTCTTCGACCATTAGTGGTGGAGCAGGACCATTCGGTGGAATTAATGATGTCATTGATATTCCTTCTTTGGGTGATGTGTTTGGTGGATTTGCGTAATTAAATATAAGTAAAGGAAACCGTTTATTATGCCGATTGAGTTTTTTGGATTTACTATAGGAAAGAAAAAGAAGGAGGCGAATAAAGTTGGTTTAGAATCGACTATTCGCCGTCCTGTTTCTTTTGTACCCCCTGATTATGATGATGGCGCCACGACTATAGAGTCTGGTAACTTCTTTGGACAATATGTAGATTTTGATGGTAACATCAGAAATGACATAGAACTCATTAAAAAATATAGAGAAATGTCTATGCACGCCGAAGTGGATAGTGCTATTGATGACATTATAAATGAATCTATTGTACAAGATGACATCAAAAAAACCATACAAATGGACTTAGAACATGTAGAATTATCAGATAGTATTAAAGATACAATGCAAGAAGAATTTGATTACATTTTAAAACTTCTCCATTTTAATGTTCGTGGTTATGATATCTTTAGAAAATGGTATATTGATGGTAAAATGTATTTTCATATTGTTATTGACGATAAAAAGAAAAAGCAAGGCATTAAAGAACTTCGTCCAATTGATTCTACAGCAATTCGAAAAATCCGAAAAGTAGAAAAAGAAACTAATGACGATGGTGTAAAAGTAATTATAGATGTAGAAGAATTTTTTGTATACACCGAACAAGATAGAGATGATAGATTAGGTGACCCAATGGGCGCCCAAGAAGGTGTTAAGATACACCCAGACTCTATAGTTTATGTCCATTCTGGAATGTTCGATATAGACAAGAAAAGGGTATTTGGAAATCTTCATAAATGTATTAAACCACTCAACCAATTGCGTATGATTGAAGATGCAGTAGTTATCTATCGTATCTCAAGAGCGCCAGAACGAAGAATCTTTTATATTGATGTTGGTTCACTTCCGAAAAATAAAGCAGAACAATATCTCCGTGATATTATGAATCGATATCGAAACAAACTTGTATATGATGTAAATACTGGTGAAATGAGAGATGACAAAAAGCATATGTCTATGCTTGAAGATTTCTGGCTACCAAGAAGAGAAGGTGGTCGAGGTACTGAAATTGATACTTTACAGGGTGGAGAAAACCTTGGTGAAATGGAAGATGTTGAATATTTCAAGAAGAAGTTATATCGTGCATTAAATGTTCCAATTAGCCGACTTGAATCTGACAACGGATTCAACATGGGTCGTTCTTCTGAAATTAATAGAGATGAACTAAAGTTCTTTAAGTTTATTGAAAAGCAACGACAAAAGTTTTCTGAATTATTCTTACAAACTCTAAGAGTACATCTTATACTTAAAGGTATTATGAATGAAGAAGATTGGTTAAAAATTCAAGATGATATTAAATTTGACTATGCAAGAGATTCATATTTTACTGAACTCAAGAATAATGAAATTCTTACAGAACGAATGAATCTTCTGCGAGAAATGAATGAACATATTGGTAAGTATTATTCTATCGAATGGATTAGAAAACATGTTCTTCATCAGACTGAGGAAGAAATTAAGGATATGGACCAAGAAATTCAATCAGAACGAGAAAAGGGTTTATTGACCACAGGAACAGAGGAATACTATTAATGTCAAAAAGTCTAAAATCTTTTATTAATGAAGAACCTTCAACAGCACCTGCTCCATCTGATGCATCACAAGCAGAATTAACACCAGATTCAGCAGAAATTGCTCTTGACCCAAGACTTGAAAAAGAGATTTGGATAGATTCGTTTGAAATTAATGGTAAACTGGTCGTTATTAAATCACTTGGGTTGGGTGTTACCAAACCTGTAGTTGTTTATATTGATGATAAAAGGTGGGAAGTGTTTCCAGGTCCAAAAATTGCAAAAAAAGAGGCCAGACGACATATTAAAAAAGGAAATATTAAAAAAGAAAACCTTGAGTATAATTTTGAATCATTACTAAAAGAAGAATCAGATACCAAATATAAAATTACAAAATGGTTTAATAAACATAAACGAAAATTTGATAATGGTACTGAGGCAGCATTTGCAATTGCAAAAGAATTTGATATAGAAGATGAAATGGAAAACCAAAAACATTGGGTGTGGGATATTATCAAAAAAACCTTTAAAGAATCTAATGAATTGTCTTTTTTTAATATTATAGAATCTAACAAATTTAAACTTTTAGACAATACAAAAGTAGAAATATCATCAAAATTGTCCAATAACATAAAAAATGTATACAATGTGCTTACCGAAACAAATAAATGCCGATTCCGAAATGCATTTATTATAAATAAAGAAAATCACAACAAGATTATTAATTTTGTAAAAAAACAAATAAAAGGAATTTAATATGCCATATAATGAAAACGAACCAATTACAACACAAGATGTATTAGATGCAATTATTACGAAAAATTGGGATGGTGCTAGGGAACGAACAAAAGATATTTTATACAAAAAAGCAGGTGAAGAAATTCTTGTAAGAAAAAATAATATAGCAAATAATATCGCAAAATCCAATACTGAACCAGAAACTCAAGAAATGCCTTCAGGGGAATAAAAATGAAACTGATAACAGAAACTACAGAAGATATAAAATACATTATCGAAGCGAATGAAGAAACGGGTAAAAAGAACCACTTCATCGAAGGTATTTTTATGCAATCTGAAAAGAAAAACCGAAATGGTAGAATGTATCCAAAAAATACTTTAATGAAAGAAGTTTCTCGTTATAATAAAGAACTGGTCGAAAGTAAAAGAGCAATGGGAGAACTTGGTCACCCAGAAGGACCAACTCTCAATTTAGAACGAGTTTCCCATATTATTACTGAACTTAAAGAAGATGGCGATAATATCACAGGGAAAGCAAAAGTTTTAGATACACCATACGGAAATATCGTAAAGAACCTAATTGATGAAGGCGCACAATTGGGTGTTTCTTCAAGAGGTATGGGTTCTCTAAAGAAAAACGATGATGGAGTCAATGAAGTACAAGAAGATTTTATGTTGGCTGCTGTTGATATCGTTGCAGACCCATCTGCACCAGAGGCTTTTGTAAATGGTGTGATGGAAGGTAAGGAATGGGTATGGGAGAATGGCATTCTTCAACCTAGAGCAATCGAAAAATATAAAGAGTACATCTTATCTGCGAAAGATAAGAAGCAAATCGAAGAAGCCAAACTAATCGTATTCAAACATTTCTTGTCTAATTTATGAAAAATATACATATAGTAGCAAATTTAAATTCAAAGGAGATTCACAATGTCAGATAAAGACATCCTACAAAAAGCAAAAAAAATATTAGAGAATGAAACCGTTCTCGATGAAGCACCAGAAACATCACCAGTTGCACCCGAAGTTAAACCCAAGAAAAAGGGTGAGGTCAATGTCGATGCAGAGGGTGATAAACCAGATGCATCACCATCCGTAAACACAGATAGTATCGAAGATAATGACATTTATCGAGATGCCGAAAGTGATTCAGGAGCAAAGGTTATTGAACCAGAAGCATCTGAAGGTGATGCAGACGAAAATAAAAAGACAACTGACATGCAAGCATCATCAGCGGCAGCAACACAAGAGCATATGGATGCTTTATTTGGTGGTGAAGACCTTTCTGAAGATTTCCGTAATAAAGCAACAACAATCTTTACTGTTGCTCTAAAGGAAAGAGAAGATGTTCTCCGAACAGAAATTCAAGAATCATTCAATACTCAACTTGCAGAAGAAACAGACAGAATTTCAAACGAACTATCTGAAAAAGTTGATGATTATTTGAATTATGTTGTCAGTGAATGGATGGAAGAAAATGAAATCGCCATTGAACACGGACTCAAGAATGAAATTTCTGAATCATTTATTACCGATTTAAAGAATCTTTTTGAAAATCACAACATTGAAATTCCAGAAGATAGTTTCAATGCTTTAGAAGAAGCAAATGAAAAAGTAGAAGAACTTGAAACAAAATTAAATGAACAATTAGAAAAGAATATCGAACTTTCAAAAGGTAACGAAGAACTTGAATGTGTAAAAGTATTTGAAAAAACCTCAAAGGATTTGACAGACACAGATACAGAAAGACTTCGTAATCTTTCAGAAGGATTAGAATTCGACACCGTAGAACAATATAAAGAAAAACTTAGTCTTTTGAAAGAAAATTATTTCAATTCAATAATAAACGAATCAAGTGATGTTGAAGAGAATACACTTACAGAAGAACAATCATTTACAGGTGTGATGGGCAACTATGTCAATTCAATTAGTAGATTGAACACACCCAGACAATCGTAATTAATTAATAAATTTAAACTCAAAAGGAGAGAAAAAAATGGACGATAAAACACTATTGGCAGAACAACTTCAAAAGAAGTGGGAGCCAGTTGTAGAACACCCAGAACTTCCAAAAATTGAGGATAGTTACCGTAAAAATGTAACGACTATTCTTTTGGAAAATCAAGAACAAGCACTTTTAGCAGAAGCACCCACTAACGCAATGGGTGCTGGCGGTTCACCTCACTTTAGTCAAGGTGGTGAAGTTCAAACATTCGACCCAGTAATGATTAGTCTTGTACGCCGTTCTATGCCCAATCTAATGGCATATGATATTTGTGGTGTACAACCAATGACCGGTCCTACTGGACTTATCTTTGCAATGCGGGCCAAGTATTTGACTCAGGGTGGTGAAGAAGCATTCTACAATGAAGCAGAAACTGACTTCGGTGGTACTGCCGGTGGTAGTGCTGATGCAGGTGCAAGTGGCCACGGTGGTACAGACCCACTAAGTGGAAGTGCAATAAGTGGACATAATTACACCTTCGGTGATGGTATGTCTACTGAAATTGCTGAAGGTTTAACTCCTGCCGCAATGGCATTCTCAATCGAACGAGTTGCTGTTGAAGCAAAAACCCGTTCACTAAAAGCAGAATATAGTGTTGAACTTGCTCAAGACCTTAAAGCAGTTCACGGACTTGATGCAGAAGCAGAACTTGCTAACATCCTTTCAACTGAAATTCTTTCAGAAATCAACCGAGAAGTTGTTAGAACAATTTATCACCAAGCAAAACTTGGTGCAGACCAAAGCGACCTTTACAACTCAGCAGGTGTAACCGTTGACGGTGCCTCTGGACAAACATCGGGTGTTTATGACCTTCTACACGACTCAGATGGTCGTTGGAGTGCTGAAAAGTTCCGTGGACTTATGTTCCAAATCGAACGAGAATCAAACCAAATTGCTAAAGACACTCGTAGAGGCAAAGGTAACATCGTTATCTGCTCCTCGGATGTTGCTTCAGCACTTTCAATGAGTGGTATTCTTAACCACGACCCAGCATTCGGAAACTTAACTGTTGATGACACTGGTAACACATTCGTTGGTGTTCTAAACGGTAAGACAAAGGTATATGTTGACCCATACGCATCTGTTGATTATATTTGTGTTGGATATCGTGGTGAAAGTCAATATGATGCAGGTTTATTCTACTGCCCATATGTCCCACTACAAATGATGAGAGCAGTTGATGCTAGCACTTTCCAACCAAAAATTGGATTTAAGACTAGATATGGTATGGTAGAAAACCCATTTTCCAGAGGAACTTCCTCAGCAATTGATAATATCGGTGCAAGACGAAGTAATGTTTATTACAGAATCTTCCGCGTAGATAACCTACACGGTATCAATGCCGCAACTGGTGGATGATAAAGATTAGTAGTTAACTAATTTAGATTGAACAAGGGGAGTCCCCGAAAGGACTCCCCTTTTCTTTTATACATACTATAGGAGAAAAATGAATGGCAAGAAATGAAGGAAATTGGAATAGTGAAAGTGGTGTCATCGGTAGCGGTAAAGGTGCTTCCGAAATACCAGGACCAACATCAGACCAATTATTTGGTTATGATAATTTACATTTAAATGTAGGCGAAAGACAACCAGATAATCTTAATCCGTTATATCCAACATATTTTCAATTTACCATTAAAAGAACTCCCAGTATAACCTACTTTTGTCAGGGTGTAAATTTACCAGGCATGAGTTTAAATATGATTCCACAAACAACTAGATTTGTTGATATTCCCCACTCAGCAGGTTCTCCTGAATTTGAAGATTTAAATATTAATTTTATGGTAGATGAAACCCTTTCAAATTGGATTGAGATTTGGCATTGGATGAGAACTATATCAAACACAAAAGACCATATAGAATATATTGATACAGAAGAACATTATTCTGATGCAACATTGTCTATACTCAACAGTTCGATGACACCAAAAATACGAATCGAATTTAGAAATATCATACCAACAAACATTTCTTCTTTAGATTTTGACAGTACCATAACCAACCCAGACGCTCTAATTGCTTCGGCGACCTTTAATTATACCACATATGAAATAACAAAATTATCTTGACTTCTCTGCCTTTTGGTGTATAATTAACTATATTTATGGAGTAAATTATGAAGTTTGATGATATTAGAAAAATGGTAGCAAAAGATATGGTCATCGATGACACCGAACTTGACTTAGAATCTTTAAAAATTCCACAACTACATAACAAATATCTGAATATGTTTCATGATGAACGATTAATTTTAAAGAAACTAGAAACAGATAAACGAGAACTTACCAGAGATAAATGGGAATATTATTCTGGCAAAATGAGTCAAGAAGAACTTAACAGAAGGGGATGGCGACCATTCCAACTTAAAATATTGAAGCAAGATTTAGACAGATATTTATATTCTGATAGTGATGTCACCCTTCTTATGGATAAAATTACACTACAAAAAGAAAAGGTAGATTATCTTGCATCTATTGTAAAGAGTGTAAGTGGCCGTGGTTGGGAAATAAAAAATGCTATCGAGTGGAGAAGATTTACAAGTGGCATATAATATACAAACCGACCCGATGCATAGTGTATATTTTAGACAACTATATCAATATGCTATGAATAAATCAAAAGATAATTCAACACAAAATGCTGCCTTGCTTACAAAAGCAGGTGTGGGTATAATTTCTATAGAGTGTAACAATATTCCATATAAAGTAAATCAATCTTCAGATAGATGGGAACGACCAAATAAATATTACTATGTTGAACACGCAGAGAGAAATGTCATATACAAAACAATTAAAATGGGATTCTCAACGCAAGACTTAACAATGTACTGTCCTTGGTATTCTTGTCCTGATTGTGCAAGAGCAATTATACAGTGCGGAATTAAACGAGTAATAGGTCACAAAGAATACTTTGATAGAGCCCCAGATAGATGGAAAGAATCCTGTGCAATAGGTATAGAAATGATGCAAGAAGCAGGAATCGACTGTATGGTATGGTCTGGTACGGTTGGTGGTCGAATAGAGGTTCTTGTGGACGGGGAAACATTTATCCCCTAAATATAGTATGAGTGACTTATTGATAAAATATAAAGACTCTGTACATATATCTGTGGAATGTGATAGAGGTATTGCACAAGAACTATCAGAGTATTTCACATTTAAAGTGCCTGGTTATCAATTTATGCCAGCATATAAAAATAAAATGTGGGATGGTACTATTAAATTATACAACATATATGGTCAAGAATTATATGCAGGGTTGGATAAATATGTTCAACATTTTGCAGATGAACGAGGATATTCTGTAGAATATGGCAATAAATTATCTTCTTCACCAGAACTTCCAAAGGAAGATATTGAAAAATATGTAAACGAACACCTTCAACCAACATATAAAGACGAGGTTCTTCAAGTATATGACCATCAACTTGATGCGATTCATCACGCAATAAACAACAACAGATGCTTATTACTTTCTCCTACAGCATCAGGTAAAAGTCTAATAATTTATTCATTGATTCGTTATTATATGGATATACTTCCGAAGAATAAAAAGATTCTCATAATTGTACCTACAATATCATTGGTAACGCAAATGTATGAAGATTTTAAAGAATATTCTAAACCCGATAAATCATTTAAAGTTGAGGAAGAATGTCACGCAGTATTCAGTGGTCAAAAGAAATTAACAGAAAACAGAATTATTATTTCAACTTGGCAAAGCATTTATAAACTCAAACAAAAATACTTTGATAATTTCGGTGCGGTATTTGGTGATGAGTGCCATTTATTTAAGAGCAAATCACTAACAAGCATAATGACTAAATTAAAGACTTGTCCATATAGAATAGGCACAACAGGAACACTAGATGGTTCACAAACTCACAAATTAGTTATTGAAGGTTTGTTTGGTTCGGTGTATAATGTTATCAAGACAAGTGATTTAATGGAACGAGATTTGTTATCACAATTATCCATTGATTGTATATTACTAAAACACAGTGAAGAAGAACGAAAAGAAATGAAACGAGCAAAATACTTTGATGAATTGGAATGGTTAGTGCAGAATGATGCACGAAATAATTTCATTGCTGATATGTCAAATAAAATTAAAGGCAATACTCTTATTTTGTTTCAATTGGTTGAAAAGCACGGTAAACATCTTCAGCAGTTAATCAAAGAACGGTGTCCTGACCACAATGTATTCTTTGTATATGGCGGAACAAGTGCAGAAGACAGAGAAGAAGTGAGAAAACTTACAGAAGATAATGATAACGCAATTATTGTGGCATCTTACGGTACATTCTCCACTGGTATTTCTATTCGTAGATTACACAATATAGTTTTTGCTTCACCGTCTAAATCACGCATTAGAGTATTGCAGTCTATTGGACGACAATTAAGAAAGTCTAAATATAAAGAGAAAGCAAAATTATACGATATTGGTGACGATTTGACTTGGAAGAGTTGGATAAACCATACTCTAAAACATTTTGTAGAACGCATAAAAATTTATAATAAAGAAAAATTTGATTATAAAACAATAAAAATAAGTTTGGGAGATGAAACAAATGAGTAACATTTATAAAAATTACAAATTGGCTTCTGGGGAAGAAGTAATAGGTAAACTCACTAAAAATGATTTAAATACAATAACCATACATCGACCGATGTTAATAAAAGTTATTACAATGCAAAATGGATTTGGAGAAACAAAAGATATGATGATTCTTCGTCCTTGGAACATATCAAATGAATTGAGTTATCAAATAAAAAGAGAACATATAATTTTAGAAAGTACACCAACAGAAGATATAATTGAAATTTACAAACAGCAAATCGAAAAAGAAGATATCATAACAGACCTTTATAATAATTTAAAGAATGACCCAGAAAAAATGGAAGAATATGTAAAAAATATGATTGAGAGTACCCTAACGGAAATGCCTAGTATTGAAGAAAAAGACAATGAAGATATTTCCATAGAAGAAGACGTTCAAATGAATTTCATTATCCCAAATTCAATGTTTTTGGCATTTCTAATGAATGGTATCGTTAGTTTAGACCCAGAATCAAAAGAAAATAGTACCAATGAGTTGGATTTTAATATTCATGAATTTTTAAATAAGTTTCCAAAGAACACAAGAAAAGAACACAAGAAAAGATACAAATTAGATTTTGATGAATACTTTAAAGATTGGAATCCTGAACCTTAAAGTATAATATTAAATATAATATATTTCTGTATTCCTCTAACACAGATAAGAATACCTCAAAAATACAGTATGTCAAGGAGAAAATTGTGAAAAATGAGTAAAAAAAAGATTACCAAAACAAACCATTATGTTGATAATAAAAAATTCTTTAAAGAAATGGTTGAATGGAAAAAATTAGTAATAGAAGCATCTGAAATGGATGAACCTCGACCCCCTATAACAGAATATATTGGTAGTTGTTTCGTAGAAATCGCAGAACGATTATCTCATAGACCAAATTTCATGAATTATGAATATAGAGAAGAGATGGTAGGTGATGGAATAGAAAATTGCCTAATGTATGCACACAATTTTAACCCAGAAAAATCAAAGAATCCATTCTCATATTTTACACAAATAATTTACTATGCTTTTCTTAGAAGAATTCAAAAAGAAAAGAAACAGATGTATGTAAAATATAAATTAATTGAAGAAATAGATAAAGAACAGTTATTTCCAAGATGGATAGAGGATGAGGGAGTGGATATAACGGAATCTAATAATGTTGCAGCCGATTATTATAATTTGTCCGATACTGACATTGATAAATTTATTCCTAAAAAAGAAAAAATGAAACGATTGAAAAATAATAACGGAATGACGTTGGATTCGTTTTTAGAGGATGAACAAAGTGAAGATAGCACTGATAAATGACACCCACTGGTCTGCCAGAGGTGACTCACAATTATTTTTTGATTACTTTATGAAGTTCTTTGACGATGTGTTTTTCCCATATGTCAAAGAGAACGATATAAAAACAATCATACACGCAGGGGACTTGATGGACAGACGAAAGTTTGTTAATTTTAATATCCTAAATCAAGTCCGAACCAGATTCTTTGATAAACTAAACGAAGAAGGTATCGAGATGCATTGCATTCTTGGTAATCACGATGTATATTACCGCAACACCAATAAAGTAAATTCAATTCGTGAGTTGTTTAATGATGATTTAATTCTTTATGAAGAACCGGCAGTAGTAAATTTCGATGGTTTAGATATTGCAATGCTTCCGTGGGTATGTAAAGAAAACTATGACCAATCAATTGACTTCATTAAAACAGCACCCGCACCAATTCTTGTAGGACATCTTGAACTGCAAGGATATGATGTTATGCGAGGTGTTAAATATGATGGTGG